GTCAGGGTAAAAGAGCTCGGCACCGGCAAGTCACGATATGAGGTGCTGCAGTCCCTTGGCCTTACCAATATAGAAATCTGCCCCATGCTCAGCGTTGAGGATGGCATCCAGCAGGTGCGATCGAGCATCCCTATGGCATGGTTTGACGCAGAGAAGTGCGAGCGGGGCATTGACGCCCTGATGCAGTACCGCAGGGATTGGGATGACTCCGGTAAGGCGTGGAGAGGCAGGCCAAAGCATGATTGGACGTCTCACGCTGCAGACGCTTTCAGATACCTTTGTGTGGGCCACAGACCAGCCCAGCAATGGACGTCAGGGCCTATCAGAAGGAACATTCGGGGCCTTGCATGAGGTATAATTAAGCATGGCGGATAACCCCTTTGAAAACTACGGGTTGCTGCAGAGAATCAAGGATCACAACTTGATGACTGTGCTGGCAAACCCGGTAGATGCAATGCAGCACATTGCGTTCCCAGAGGCGGTGGCGCAAAGGATAAAGCGAGAGTATCCAGAGCTAGGCCCACGGGTAGATCGGGGTTTATTGGATATGGCGATTAACTTTGCTGGTGGCTACGACTGGGCCGCTAGAGAGGGTATATCGCCCCAGGTGGCAAAAGAAATGGCCCGAGCATATCAATACAAAGGTTATGCCGATCGCCCAGAAGACTCGATACAGGACTATTACGAAAACGTGGCAGGCATTGACGCATTCACGGGCGAGAGAGTCCCGACATCACAGTTAATTGAGATGGCGCTAGAGTACGCTAGAAAGAAGAGATCCGAAGATGGCCGATAGAGAAGAGTCTCAGCTAGTCCCGTTTGAGCCGGGGATGATTGACACGGTTCGCGACCTCATAACTAGAGGGCTGCTGAGTGCCGGGCTGTATGAGGGCAATCCATATGCGGCCAGACAGACTGCCAATGGGCTTCTCGGCATTGTTGATCTGCTCCCTGGTGTTGGCGATGTCAAAGGCGGAGCAGAAACGGTAGATGCCGCTCAGAGAGGCGATCTAGTGGAGGCAGGCTTGCTTGGGACGGCAACCGCGCTTGGGGTAGTGCCAGTGATAGGGGATGCCGCAGCTGCTCCATTTAGGGCGCTTGCCAAGCGATACCCAGAGGTCGGGGCTCCCGTCGAGAAGTTTGATAAGAAGAAAAATCAATCATTCTTATCAAAAGGCTCGTCTGAAGAGCAGAGGGCGGTTGAGAAACAAAGATCCGCAATCATGAAAGATATGGAAGAGAGCGGGTTTGAGCCCATGTTCCCAGTGGAGGATCGATATTACGCAGACCCTTCTCAATACAATCTCCAAGGCAACACGCTGACTGACACTTTGCCAAAGAAGCAGGAGACAATTGATAAGAAGCGAGAGCAGTTTGACACCCCGGAGGCTAGAGCGGCACTGAACGCGGCGTTCGATGCTGGTCAGGGGCCTATGGCGCAGGATTGGTATGCAATGGGCCAGCTTGAGGATGCATTCATTGCTGAGCTAGGCCCAGAGGCTGGCAGGCAGGCGTTTAAGGAAAGGTTTGCTGACGCTATGGCAGCGACAACCGGCGGCGCAGATCCGCGCTCAAACCTCCTGATGGCCGCTTACGGCAACTTCTTGCGTAATCAGGGTATGTCTCCGCCATCAGCTGCATATGAAATGCCATATCCGATTGGCGGTAGATATGTGACCGGCAACATGGCGATGTATGACAAGGTAATCAACCAGGGCAAGGGCCTGACTGCTGCAGACACACCGAAACGCTTTAACTTCTCCGCGAACTTCCTTGGAGACCGATCAAGAGCGACAATTGATGAGCAAATGACCCGGGGCATGACCTCTGGCGGGAAGCCCTTAAATGCGCCTCCAGATGGCGCTTATGGGATAATGGAGGCCATTGTTGCGGAGGAGGCAGCGAAGCGAGGTGTGCAGCCAGCTAACTTCCAAGATGTGTCTTGGGCTGGATTCAAGGGCTATGAAGGCAAGCCAATGATCACTGAAATTAACGAAATGATTGAGCGCACATCGCGGCTTACTGGGCAAACGCCAGAAGAGGTGCTGCGTGGATTCATACGCGGTAATATGCCAATGTACGGCCTGCTAGGAGCAACTACGGCGGGGATGGTGGCAAGGAGTGGAGACGATGAAGGACAGCTGTAACATTTGCGGCAACTCGGTAGAAGACTTGGAAGAGTCGCACATTTGCGGTGTTCCGATCTGCGAGGAGTGCGGAGAAGAGCACATTAGACAAATAGACAAAGAGCTTAACAGTGCTCTGCGGTTGCTAAAGGTATAATTGGATGAGGCCAGCTAAAGGCAAGGCGAAAGTCAAAAAGACTGCGTCTGGCAAGAAGGTTAGCTACGGCCAGAAGGGCGCTAAGGTAAAGCCGGGAACCAAGAAGGGCGACGCATACTGCGCTCGATCGGCCGGTCAGATGAAGAGTCACCCGAAGGCTGCGAAAGACCCTAACTCACCCCTGAGACTGTCCAGAAAACGATGGAAGTGCTCGGGGACTAAATCAAGGAGCAAATAATGGCCTGCGGAAAGAAGCGCAAGAAGGGAAAAAAGAAGTAAGTTATGGCAATCTCAAACTACAGTGAGCTCAAGGCGTCAATCGCTGACTTCCTCAACCGGGATGACCTGGCTAGCGTTGCTGGCGACTTCATTGCGCTTGCAGAGGCCCAGATGGGTAGAGAGATACGCCATCACAAGATGATTGAGCGGGCAGAGGGCGAGGTAGACACCCGCTTCTCTCAGGTGCCAGCTGATTGGCTTGAGTCTATCCGCTTCCATGTCAGATCGAACTGATCAGCCTCGCTGAGATGCTGAAGTTCCGCAATGAGAATAGCGCGACCGGAAAGCCAAAGTATTACGCCATCGTTGGTGAGAGCTTTGAGGTTTACCCCACGCCAGACACAACGTATTCGACTGAACTGATGTACTACAAGCCGATCCCGGCACTGTCAGACAGCAATACAACGAACTGGCTGCTGACTAGCAGTCCAGACGCATATCTTTACGGGTCATTGATGCAATCAGCCCCGTACTTAAAGGACGATCAGAGGATGCAGGTCTGGTCTGTGCTATACTCTAACGCTGTCCAATCCATCAACACAGAAAGCCGTAGAATCCGCAGTGGTGGCTCTGGGCTAAAACTCAAAATTAGGAGCTATTAATGAGCTTTGTAAATGCTTTTGAGACAACTGTACTCCAATGGTCGCTGACTACGGATTCAGTTACTCGACCAACAACCTGGTACGTTGGCCTGTTCACCTCAGACCCAACCGATACCGGCGCTGCAGGAACTGAGGTATCTGGCGGATCGTATGCGAGAACCGCTGTCACCTTCTCTGTAACGGGCGATACGGCAAGCAACACCGCTGCGGTAGAGTTTCCTGCCGCTACAGCCAACTGGGGCTCTGTAAGCCATATAGGCGTACATGACGCATCTACCGGCGGCAATATGCTGGTTCATGCCGCGCTGAGTACGGCGAAGACCATTGCAGACGGTGATGTATTCCGCATCCCAACTGGCGACCTCGACATCACTCTGGACTAATAGATGGCCCTGCGTACTGGCTATGATACTGGTGCGTACAGTGCTGGTAAGTATGGCTACCCACAAGTATGGGAGGCCCAGGCTACCGCTACGCCAAGCGCATCTGCCACCGCTGTAGGCAAGTATGTCTACGGTGGCGCAGAGTTTGATTACAGGCTAAGAACCGGCTACGGGACTAGCGCATACGGCACCAACCAGTACGGCGATCCTGACCTATGGAGAGTCCCGGTTGCTGTAAGCGTGACGTCCGTAGTCGCTCAGGCAGATGGGCAGCGGATACACTTAAGCGGTGCCGCAGACACATCTACAGCTACTCCAGCGGCCGTAGCGCAGCGAATACAGCAGCCAACGGTATCGGATAGCTCGGCAGTATCAATTGTCGCTAACGGCTACTTCAGCGCCGTAGGGGCGGCTACAGCAACGATTACAGCGTCTATGACTGACTCATATGTTAGAATTAGACCTTTCTCAGCATCGGAATCTCTAACCAGTGAGGTGTCTCAAAGAGACGCTAGATACAAGTGGATCCCGGTGACTCAACCAACGGATACATGGACAGAAGCATCGTATAGGGGCGATTAGGCATGGCCGACACAACTACCACTACATATGGACTCACAAAGCCCGAGGTCGGCGCATCTGATGACACCTGGGGAACAAAGCTAAACACCAACCTCGACACGCTCGATGACCTGCTGGACGGGACTACGGCGATCGCGCCAAACCTCACCGCAGGCTCATGGCAGGTTGGTGGCGTTGCTGTTACATCAACGGCCGCTGAACTCAATGTGCTGGACGGGATTACCGCAACGGTAGCGGAGCTCAACATTTTAGACGGCGTTACCTCTACAGCCGCAGAGCTCAACATTCTCGACGGGGTAACATCTACTGCTGCGGAGCTAAATATCCTCGACGGCGTTACTGCCACAGCTGCAGAGATTAATTATCTCGACATCACTACACTAGGAACCAGTGAAGCCAGCAAAGCTGTAACAGCTGATGCTAACGGCGTGGTTACGTTTGATAACGGCATCTCTGAGGAGTACACGGCCGTTACATCAACGAGCAACGCAACAACCGTAAACCTCCAAGATGGCACTAACTTCAGCCATACGCTGACAGAGAACACTACGTTCACGTTCAGCAACCCGGCCTCTAGCGGTAAGGTTTCGGCATTTAGCTTGAAGCTGGTGCAAGACGCTAGCGCATCTGGCTTTGTGGTTACATGGCCTACGGCAGTAGATTGGCCGGGAGGCACAGCACCAACATTGACGGCTACTGCCAGCGCGGTGGATTACTTTGTATTCATCACGCATGACGGTGGTACTACCTGGTACGGATTTACAGCAGGGCTGGGTTTAGCGTGAGCCGCTCTTCAATTAAAGCTATTCAGGCTGCGGCGGGTGTTGGCGGTTTCGACCCCACTCCTGGCGAGGCGGCTTTTTATATAAAAGACTTTAGCAATTTAAATAATCAGGACTCAACAAGTAGCACCGATTTATTTGGTAGTGGCATAGAGCCAACTACAGACTATAGCTTTGTCGTGCCTGATGGCGTTGGAGAAATCCATGTTGTTTGCGTAGGCGCTGGGGAAATTGGTCGTAACGCAACGGGCGGAGATGGCGGCG